AACTATCTGTGCAACGAATTGGAAGTGCGTTATTTCCGTGTATTGAATCGGTGGTCATTAGGCATCCCTTTCCAGTATTACACACTTGGTCTATGTCATAACTCTTTGCTCTGCCTCCAATAATTGTCCCACCTAAATATGTGTGATTTCCATTATTAAGTAGTTCTGCCGTCCAACCAGTAAAACCTAAATCCACAAACCTTTGATCAAGTGCCAACACAAAAGCATTTATGCTTCCTCTTCCCGCAAGCGTAATTTTGGGGCAAACTGCCCCGAAAAGTATTTCAAAATAAAACCACCCACAAGTTGTCGTGCAAGTAACTGGATATAAATTAGGAATGTTATTCCATGAGTTTGTTGATGCTTTTGTTGACAGGCTTACACCGCCGTGATATGCGTCTAAATAGTATGGTGGAAAAACAATACCCGCTTGCATTTGTTCGGTGTTGCAATATCCAGTTCCGTTTGCAGGTCTTGTAATCCGCACAACTTGCACCCAACTTGTGTCTTGTGCAGGAGAACCATCGGCATTGAAAACAGTGTTTGAACTGTCACCACCTGTTTGCACAACTCCCCAATTATTTACAACTATATCTTTGATAACTCTTTCCCAACACGGGAATGCAGATTGCGCTCCAATGTAAATTCCTGCTGATGAATTGTTTTGAGTCGGAACACAGGATGGAACTCCTGTCGTGTCGTATGTTTCAAAGCAAGGGTCGCAAGTCCGTGAGTTCATAACACCCCCACTTTGAAAGCATGGCGTATTTGCACTGCTACAACACATGGTGTAAGTTGCAGAAAAAGAAACAACAGGCAGTTCGCCTTTGGTCACCGAATATGGAAGCACACCCTCACTTATGCTTGAGTTGCAATTTAGTTTCAGATAGTTTGCGGAAGGAATGTATGCAGTGCATTCTTGTGGTTCATTCCAATACTGCCCACCAAAGCATGGAAATCTATCTGTTGACATAGAAGTTGTTTGGTCTAATCCGTGCCTGCAAGTTTGACCAAGTGCGCCTGCACACCGAGGGTTACCGCCATAGGGTGTTCCAGATGGCAAATTGACACCGAGAAATGTTGCCGACACATTTAGCGGTGGAGAAGAAATATCCGCCTCGCCTCCGTACCAACAAGAAACTGTTTCACCACAGCAACAAAAGGTCTGCAAAAGACTCATTTTTTATCCTCGACATAAGAGGGTGGGACGCACCAGTATCCCGTAGGAATTTTGACTTTATTGTCGCTTCGTCGCCACTCGCCGTCTTGCGTCAAAATAAAAATGTGGCATTCGCAATCCTCTGCAAGTCTAATCGGGCTTGATTCTGGAATCAGGATCACCCGATTGCATCCCACGCAGACGAATATAATCACGAATGCGAGTACCCGCCGAACGCAGTTTCTTTTCGTCTGTCTTTGCATCCTCACCAAGTTTACCCTTGCCTGCATTGCTTGCCAAGAGGGACAATATGGAGTCGAGGATTGCACGAATAAAAGCATACATTCTTATTTTTCAGCCAACTGCGCCGACGACTTGTCGCCGTCACGGGCATACAGCAGACCGACACCTGCGACCAGACTCGCCAACACGACCTCCCAATTGACGACCGTTTCTGGGTTACCGTCAAAGTGGGCTTGCATTGCCACCCCTACAGAAATAAGGATTGCGCCAAGTCCCGCCAAGGTTGTTTTCCAGTTTTTATTCTTGAGATTCATTTCAGTTCTTTCCTTCTAGTGATCGCAGACGAACCAAGATGTCCACGAGTTGTTTTTCCGTACCCCTATCGTTTTCAAGCATTGATGCTTGGGTCTTTGCTAGATCAATTGTGATCTTTTGCAGTTCCTGCACTCCGCTTACCGCTTGCTCAAGGGCGTAGTCCTTGCGACCAAGCGACATAAATATCCCGATGACCGTGACACAGAGAATAAATAATTGCATCCATTGGATGCGTTCGGAGTTTGTCGTCGGGGTTTCCATTGTCAAAGTCTACCGTGTCAAATAGGTGCGTCAATATAAAAACTCATCCGATTGCAGTCCCAACGCTATCAATGGTGTTAGAACCAATCGGGTAAAACATAATGTACGAACCAACAAGAACATAGTTTGTAGCACTTGGCGCATTACCAAACGAAAGATTTGGCACAAGATTTCCTGCGTCTGTAGTACGGATAATTCCCTTGAAAGATATGATCGTATTTGGCAAAACACCTGATTGGTAGACTATCCCGCCAAGTATTGAAGTAAAAAAACTGGTTTCTTGGGTTCTGGTAGAAGCGTTTGGTGAAGAGTGCAGTGACGCAATCGTCGTATAAGCAATACTTGGTGCTGTAACTGCTATAGAACTTACGAAACTAATTGAAGTGGTGTGTGAGGTCGTACCTGTTTGCAACAAGTATTGACCCTCGACCATGTAGGTCGTGGATGCCTGAAGGGAAATTGTGTCCTGTGGTGTGTTAAAAACAGGTTGCGTTGCAGTTTGATTTAATAGCGTGAATGCGGACGATGGACAAATGATCTGAATAGTTGGAGTTACGCCAGTGCCTGCGGGAATTGTAGATTTAAGGGCAAGCGCAGTTGCGGATGGAGACGAAATGAGTGCTGTATTTCCAAGCGATAAAGTTCCGTCAACCGTCAATCCTGTCAGCGTCCCTACCGATGTCAGGCTTGATGCGAGGACATTTGAAGCAAGCGTTGCGCCTGTCAATGTGCCTGCGGATGCAACACCACCCACTTGCACAATCGAGTTGTCGCCCTTCTTTAGATACAACTTTCCGTCTGTGGTGTTGATTGCAAGTTCCCCAAGAGCAAGTTGCTCTGCGGTTGGCACTGCGCTCGCAGTTGCGCTTTGTTTCATCGTGATTGTGTTTATACTCAAAATTGTCCTCCATCAATTAGGCTAGAATCTGGTGCAGGGCAACCACCATCAATAGGGTTCACGGCAGAAAATGTAGGGTTGATTAGCCCACCACGGTCTCTTGTAAGACGCATTTCTACAATTGTAAGAAGTGGTATTTGTCTAATTGTAAATGTTGGTGAGTTTGAAACCGCAACGCCATCCGTTGTTACTGCAATTCCATAGGCTACAGTTCCAGTGTTTGCGACCTCCATTAGATTGACCGCATATCGAATTGCGCCACCAGATACAGCATTTGAATTTCGACCGCCTACTAAAGTATCAAACATTGAATCTGGAAACGCACTGGTGCTTGCTTTTCGCACTACTTGTTCCCATTGATAAAGCCATCTTGCTCTGCCCGACACTTTTGTTGCCACGGTTAATTTTGCGTAAATGACTGGTGCGGTGCGGTTCTGTGGTGTTTGAATTAACCCCTTTTCTTTTGAATCTACTAACGAGCGTATTTCTGCCCATGTCGTAGGCGTGAACGCTCCAAGACCCTGTGTTATGTTTCGTTTCACAGCACAATTCCAATTCCTGAAAAACTTGTAGTGCTTGGAAATGGTTGTCGCCACACTACAAGCGAAGCGTTGCACACAGGAGGATTTCCAGTTTCCGCACCCATGCGTATGCCTGCGCTGTCCGCAAGCGCAACCTGACGACAATGACCAAGCGGATCGTATGTCATCTTGTAGGTTATTTCGTATTGCGATGAACTTACACGCCGTGCTGTTGCACCACTGAAAACTAAATATCCCGCAGGCGCACCATTATATTGAGCGTTATTTCTACGACCTGTTGCGTTCACAATGTTGGTGGCGTTGTTATTATTAAGGAAATTCGTGACAGTCATCTCCTGTTGTGGCACAAAGACTGTCACGGGGTCTCCAAAAGAATCTAAAGGTTTCCCTGCAATATCTGCATCAGATGGATTGTCAACATTTGGAACAGTATCAACCGCTCTCCAGAAATCCGTAGCCACTGCATTCGTACTCATGTCCTTTGCGATAAACGAGGCTTGAGAACTGTTGCTTGATTCGTCGCTATAACTTGCCGACCCCTCCCAGACCTTCGCCATACTGCCATCAACCACAGTCACCGAGCGAGATAGCAAATAGCAACTTATCCCGTCAATACTCTCAACGGAATTTGCTTCAGGCATTTCCTCCATTGCGGTGTTGTAATCCATAGAAGCAGAGTCTGTAATCAAGTATTTAATATCAACTGTGTTTGCAGTTCTGGTTTGAGTTGCCGTGTAAGATGTAATTAGAAGTGTGGGCATTAGGAGAAGGGGTTTCCGTTTTTACTACTTGCAATCTTTTTCAAGATTGTGTTGGTCTCATTGATGAGTTTTCTCTGTTCAGGGTCTCCGCCGTCCGCAAACTTCGACTTGCTTTCGGTCGAGATTGTCGATGACTCTTGCATGGTTCGTCGTAGAAATTCTGGGTCAGCGTTCAGAATTCCTTGCATATCAACACCCGACATATCTTTCTGTCCTCCGAGCATATTTTCAGCGATCAACTTGAGGTCAGCAATTCGCTTTTCGAGTTCCATTCCTGTCAGCATTTCGGGCGCAGTGATTGTCTTTTGACCCGTGGGATCGTTCACATCCATCCGTGTCACCATCTTGGTCAGTTCTTTTGAAACCGAGATCATGTTTCCGCTTGAGTCTTTTACTTGCGTAAAGTTCTCTCCGTTTTTCCCAGAGTTGTTGAGCAGGTCTTGCAACTTTTGCAAAATCATCGTTTGCTTTTGGGCTTCGGTCAATTGATTCTTTTGCATCATCGCCTGCTTATCAAACGACCCCGCCATTTTTACCGTTCCGAGCGCAGTGTCGATTGACGCAGTTGTTCCCCCTCCGCCTGCAACATCCTTCGTCTTATCAAGCGTTTCTACAACCGCTCCAATCGGATCGACCACCTTGCCCGTCCCTAGAGACTTTTTCAAATCTTCTAGCATTTTTTTAAGTGGATCAAGTGCGCCACCAAATTTTTCTTCTGCGTCTGGGTCAAGTTCTTTTGCCTTGTTGCGAGAAACTTCCGCAAGTTTTGCAAGCGCATCCTCAAGAATCTTGGACACACCCAACCCATTTGTTCCCATCTTTTCTATGCTTTTCCCCATTTCAATCAACGCTTGGCTTGATTGGTTGCTCCCACTCGTTGATATCAATTTATTTGCAAATATCTTCATGTCGCCAATAGATTTGTCAAATCCAGAAAAGGAACTTCCCGCCTCGACCGCTCGTTTTGTTGCTCCCGCACCAATAGTTCCTGTCGCCAATTCTTTTATGCCCTCTATTTGCGATTCAACGGGATTTGTAATTTTCCAATAAGCCTCTTTACCCATTTGAAAAAGTTGTTCAAAATAACGACCAACCGTTGAAACCATGTCGGCAATTTGAGTCATTACTTGAACTACAAATCCAACGGCTTGACGCACTTGCTTTTCAATCATTGAGAATAAAACACCTACTTGCTGAAGCAAAATCCCCGCAACCATCGTTACTTTGTTTGCAATCCAATCTAGTGGCGTTGCAATCAGTTTGACAACACTTGCCATACCGTCTGCAATCTTTGCGACGACATTAAGTGCCATTGCTCCCGCTCCGCTCCAGTCGCCTTGGAACAGCGCAAGAAAAATACCCACCGTGCTATCGAGTACCGATGTGAAATACAAAGCCACATCAATTACCTTTGAAATAAATGCTTGCAGGTTTTTCGTAACCCAGTCCACAAGCATTGAAACTTTGTCGGATGCAATTTTTACAAAGTCAAAAGTACTAGAGAAAAATGTGCCAAACATTTTCTGCACTTGGTTGAAGAACTTTTGAATGCTTGCATAGGACTTCTCTGCGACTTGCTGAAGAAACCCGCCTTGCTCAATTTCTTTTCCACTAGCGTCTAACTTTGGCGTTGCCATTTTCCCGCCCGACATCATGGCTTTTAATCCTGCAAGACCACGACCAAACACCCCGCTGTCCCACGCCAGTGTCCCAAGCCACGCAAGTGTTGCACCCGTGAGTGCGCCAAGAATGTAGTTCTTGATTGAAGCAAACCCGCCCATGATCGTGTCGTAAACCGACCCCCACAGGTCTCCGATCTTTCCAAAGACATAATCAAATGGTGCGTAAACTTGCGCCACAATTGCCGATCCCATTTCATAGAGTGCGCCAATCACAGCACCAAGCGATTCCGCAAGCGATCCCACAATGTTAATGACCGATCCGAACAGGTCGCCTATGCCTGCAATGACCGAACCAAACGCAGAAAAGATAGAACCGATTGCGCTTGCAACTCCCGATATGACTGACAGCAACCCAGAGATTGCTTTCCAACTTGCGTAGACAGCAACGCCTGCGACTACAAGAACACCCGCAATCTTGCCGATGTTGTTGCCAATAAAGTTGATGGCTTTCCCGCCAACATCAACAACCAAACCAAATGCCTTGCCTGCCATCTCGCCGACCACGCCAAACTTTTTACCTATCTCCTCAATCCCCGTCATCAAAGTTGTTGGCTTAAATTCTGTAAACGGTTTGAGCGAGTCTATGGTGCGATCTCGTATTGCAGTAAGACCCTTGACGACCTTTTGGATACCGCTTGTTGAACTAGCAACCGCAGAAGCCTGCCAAATGTCTGCGCTCTGCCGTGCTTCCTCCGCCGTTTTTCCCACAGCAAGTTCTGCGTCACGGACAGTTTCCCACGCCACCCGTGCCTCGCCAATTCGACCGACATACGTAACCGAATCTTTGAGGAGCGCAACAAATAAATTTGCGCCACGGGAATTTCCAATCGTCGCCGTCTTGAGTTTGGCAAGCATCAAGTCAATCGCCTTGATCATCTTGGTTTCAAATTCTTCTGCGGTTTCTAGCAGAATGTCAGCAACCTCCTCAAAAGAGTCAAGGTTCACTTCAGGCATTTCTGTCGCACTGCTCCCGCTTTGCATAGTTGCAGTCGTTGACCCCACCTTCTTCTTGAGGTTCTCGACATCACGCATTGCTTTGTCGCTGTTTAACCCCAACTCGACCTCGACCGCAGAACTCGAAAGTTTCTCCATCATGCTCTGGGTCGTTTGCATAGAACGAGCAAAGCCATCTGTGGATGCGCTGATTTCAACCGCAAGTGTTCCGATTGTCGCCATTACTTTTTCATCTGCATGAGTTTTGCAAAACCTTCCATCGCTTTTTCTTCCATTGATTTTTCTTCCTTTGGAACAAATGGCATAAAGTCGCTCGGCGAGAACGCATCCGCACCCTTGCGACGATTAGCGTTTGCGAAAAGCGAACAAATCATTCCTGAATTGTAATCGAGTCTCCAATCGCCGATAGGCTCTATCCCATCGAAAATCATCCATTCGGTCAACTCGTGAGAGTCCAACCGCTCTAGCAGTTCACCAACGGTGCAACTCATAGCGAGAGCGAGGCGAAAATAGAAACGCCTCGTCCCGCTTTTCAGTTTCCCGCTAGTTCCTCAACATCCGCAGGGGCGAGACCCGACATCTTCTGCGCCTTGGTGAAAAGAATGTCAAGAATGTCGGCGGGAATACTTCCAAGGAGTTCCGCTTCATTGTCTTGGAAAATTCGCTCACCCTTTTCTGTGCAGATGGAGCGCACCAGAAGTTTTGCACGGATGTTTTCCGTAGACAACACTCTGTCTTTGCCCCTCTGCGTGAAACACGCATTTTCAAATCCATCTCGCTCACGCCCCGTCAGGGTGCGTAGAAAAATTGGATCGGCGACACCTTCAATTGTGACTGGTTCAACTCGCAAGCGAGAAGCCAACGATAGGATGCTAGTTTTGTCCATGAGAAAAAGCATATCACCAAGCGCATCCGTGCGTCATGGTGACGAACGATTTGCTTTATTTATGTACTTGTAGTTGTAGTTACAGCCGAAGAAATTTGCAGTGTGTAGGTGTTTTTAACAACTTGGTCTACACCCGCTTCTGCCTTTATTGACTGTATAAACGCAGAGAATCCGACCGTGTAACCCACAGCAGAACCCGCTCCACCAAATCGAATGGTGAATGCTGTCGGGGTAATATCTCCTGCAACCAGTACGGATGGCACACTACCAATTGCGTTGACGGTTACTTCTACAGTTCCACCATCAATCGTGCCAAGAATATACGATTTTGAAGACGATGATAAGTTTGATGTCTCGATTTCGCCTGCGCTAACGCCCGAAAACGAAATTGCCGTGACCTCGCCGATGATTTCGCCTACTCCCGTAAGGAAAATTGTTCCTGTGCTAGAAATTACTGCCATAGTGTTTTGCCTTTCTTTTTTATGCTGTACGAACCGTATAAACGACCGCACCAGTTATACGAAGCGTGTAATCAACCGTTATTGCTTCGTCAATCCCTGCGGAGAACGATGAGGATTGCAAATACGCATTGAATGTGTACACATTTGCGCCAACTGTAAGATTGCTACCAAGTTCAATTATGAACTGTACGGGTTCAGTATTTCCCGCAAGTGGTAAATCTGGTCGGCTTGCACCCGCTTCTGCAAAGCACGAAACAGTAACTGTTCCTCCCTCAACCATACCCATTGCGTATGTCTTAAATGCAGAAGTAATGCCCGTAACATCAATTGCTGATGTAGATGTACCGCCAAACGAGATTGATTTGATTACACCGCTAATCAATGTTGCGCCTGCCCCAGTAATCGTCGAACCTACGCTAGAAATTGCCATTTTTTAATCTCCTAAAGATTTTGATAAATCACAGTAAAAATATCTGATTCCGTAAACACTCCAAAGTTTTCTCCTGCGACTGGAGAAAGATATCCGTTTGTCGCCCGTGAATGTATGCACGAAAGAATGCTAGTGGAAGCGTCTGCACCAATAAATCTTTCAAGTGCCGTCCACACCGTTTTCGAGATTGCTTCCGCTTCGCTCTTGGTGCGGGAAATCGCCAAGGTTTCAACCTCCGCAACAAAGTGGGATGCCGAAGCAAAAGCCTGCTGTGTGTTGTCTTGCGACACTGAATAAACAAGCGCAGGAAAAGTCGCAGTCGCACCACGGATATCGGGGGTGATTCTTGTGCTTACAAGGCTGACCAGAGATGTGGTTGCGACCAACCGTGCGTAGATGAGCGTTTGGAGACTCATAGGTTGCTCTGGACTGCTTTCTGCACTCTAGCCATCCAAGTGCCTTCGATCTCTTGGAACGCAGGACGCATAAAGGGGCGGGGCGCAATCGTCATCGGAACTTTGCGCTCCCGACCGTAAAAGGATGCGGTCAAAATAAAGCCAAACTCCAACAGATGCGAAAGCGACTGTAGACCACCTAACCCGTAGTCAATAGCCACCCTCGCCCTGTAGATTTTGTCGTTCTTCAGGTGCTGTGTCCGCACTTCGATATTGTCTGCGATCTCCTGACGCACTCCAAGCACACCGTTTGATTTAGATGTCAACGCCACCACATTTCGCCTTGCCAATCGAGCGCAGGATTCGGCAACATCAAGAACTAACTCTTGACAGTCCTCGTTGAGCGCAACTACGAATTTGTCGATCTCTTTGATCGTTTCCATGTTCGCTCGTTGAGAAATTCCCGTGAACTTGCGGTGGACTTTTGCTTTGCCACGGCGACGAATCATTGTTGGATGCGCTCCGCAGTGACCTTGTACTCAACTCCTAGACCATTGACATCAATTACAGATGTGATCGAGTAAAAGACTGCGCCAAATGCGACTCGACCTAACACAGATATTGTTTTGAATGGGCGCATTGTAATTTCTATGGATTCTTTTTTCTGTTGACCCTCATAGCCTTCTTCTTTTGCGCCACCCGTCACTTCAACGCTTGCCCACCGAGTTGTTGTCAAGGTAAAGGTTTCAACTTCCTGCCCATAGGTATCCTTCGTCATCGCTCTGGTGTAGATGCCGATGCGATGTCGCATTGCGCCGACTTTCACAGTGCAACCTCTCCGACCCAATACGAATCAATCAAAGCAGACACCGCTAAATCAACTGCGCTTCCTGCGTCACCCGACACGCCTTCACGGTGTTCATACCAATGACCCACAAGTAACTTGGTCGCCTGCTTGATAGCAACTGGAATGTCGCTGATCGTCGCATAGCCTGCCACCATCGTCACGGTCACAGCGTCAGGCAGATAGTCAGCGACCTGCCAATACGATTTTCCTAGCCCAATACGGATTCTGCCAAGGGGTAGGTTGACCCGATAGTCAGTTCCCACGGTCAACGCAGTCAAGACGGAGGATGTGTAAAACGCCACCGATGTAATGCTTTGCAGGGGGGGTACAGGTAGGATAATTTCGCCCCCATTATCTGGAAACCTGCTCAATTCGACCACCCAAGTGCGAGAAGCAAGCGACCGCTGAATCCTACGCTCGATATAGTCCCCCGCAGAGGCGATATACGCCGTTATCAGCGCATCGTCGTCCGCTGACTCCTGCCTTATCTGCTCCTTCGCTTCAGCCAACGTGATAGGCTGAAACGACCGCACCGTAAGTGGCGCATAACGCATGGTCAGGACTGGTTGCGCCATTTATCTGCCTTTCTGGTAACTTTCTTGACTGCCGTCCGCTCCACGGGTTCTGCGAAGGAAATTACCGCAGGCATTGGTTCGGCAATCTGTCCACGGATCAACGCTTCCGCTTCATCCTGAAGAACATCCGCCGTGTCACCAATCGAGTAGACACGATCCAAAATAAAGCAGGGTTGGATGATTTTAATAAGCATAAAAAGTAAGGACTCTAGGCATTACTTTCGCAATGGCAAAGAGTCCTTTGAGTTTGACATCTGAAGAACCTTACGCCATCGTCAAGTATCTGAATGCGTTTGGAAGCGTACACTGCGCATCGTGGCGTGCGAAGGCATAGTAACCAGTCTGATTAGTGCCGAGGAACGCTTCACGAGCAGTTTGAATACTCATGCCCTCACGCTCTCCAATTTTGTAGTATTCGAAATCGCCAAACGCAAGGACAACCTTGCCTGTGGTGATTGCGTTACCTTCTGCCGTGCAAACCACAGGGTATCCAAGCAACCGATCAGGTTCACCGTCTTGCAGTTTTCCGTCACCCATTGACCACGAGAATGGTGCAAATGCGCCACCACCAGTTGTAACTACAGGTGTCGCCTGCAAGAGCGCACGAATCTTTGCAAAGACTGAATCAGGCATGACCCACTTTGCGTTTGAACGATACTGACGAGGCAATGCGTACACAACATCCAACAAATTCTGTGCGGTAAAAGATGTTGCTCCAGAAGCAGTAACTGTTGCGATTGCACCGCTTGTGTATGCAAAGATTCCCTTGGGCTGTGATGATCCCGTACCAAGCGTGAAAGCAAGTTCCTCACGAAGTCCAACGACTCGACCGATTTGGTTGGCGAGGATTGTTTCAATGCTGAATCCCGAACCACGGGATGGCGCATCTGCGATCAACTCGTTTGACACAAGCGTGAAATAACGCAATGTGTATGGCTTGAAAATCAAGTTGCTGAATACTGGTTGAGTGTCGCTTACCTGTGCGTTTTCTGCAACATAAGACGCAGAACCAAATGTGGATTCAATTGCCATATCAGTTTTGAATGTTCCGAGTGGCATCACTGTCGCTACCTGACGCATTGCATTCGCCTGAAATCGCTGTTGTGTCAAGGTCGCATAAAATTCGGTGGAAGGAAGATATCCACCTGCTGAATCTGTGCCTTCGTTCAATGCACGAATTTCTAGATCGTTGCCCGATGTCAAGTATGTCTGAAATGCAGTGCGATACTCATGTGAATCAACAGTTGAAGCGAATCGCTTTGCCTTTGCGCTTGAATATCCACGAGTTTCAATTACTCGTGCGATTGCGCCAGATCGAGTTTCGGTTGCCTTACTAGCAGAATCAAGCATTCGGTAATGCTGATCTCGCAACTTGATGAGCGAACTCATACGACGATTCTTGGAGTTGTACTTTGCTTCCTCTTGACCCGTCATCGGTGCGCCGTCTTCAAGAGCGGTTTCAACTTGACGCTTCATGTTTTCGTAAAGTTTTCCGATTTCGTCGGTCACTTCACGAATTGACATTCGCTTGGATGCCTTTCCGCTTGGTAATTCTGCCGTATCTCCCGACAATTCCACCGATTGATCTGCACCAGACACAGTTGTTTCATCATCATCTGCACGAACGCTGTTCATCGCAAGATTGTCGTCATCTTCGTCCATCATTTCATCACGCTTACTTCGTCGAATCGCCATTGTGTGTTTCCCTTTCTAGGATTATTTAAGAAGGCTTTAAGTTCATTGATACGATTGCTTCGGGATTCATCAACGCTCCGACTGCTCTTTGCGTTGCATAGATAACCGATTGATTATTGCCGAGCAAGGTCTGCCTGTCAACAGTGACTAACAGAGGTTGCTCGTAGAGAATTATTTGTGACAAATCAACAAGAAGAATGTGCGCTCCCGTTACACCCGCTAACGCACCATTATCAGGGGTTCGCATAGCGTTTGATGTGTAGACACTGCGACCCCAAATGCTGTCGGGGGTGCTGTCCGTGCCAGACCTAAAACAAACGCCCGAAACATTAACGGGCGAACTTCCTGCCAAAGATTCAATCGCTAGGGTTCTCCGCAAAATTGACGGGTGCATTATGAAACACGCTCTGCGTCTTTGTTCGTATGGGAATGCAGGAATATAATTGGTTGACAACACCAATGACAGGTTTGCTAAATCAGTCGGAGAAGCGGTGTACAAAGTGCCGTTTGTCAGGCGACCCGCACCCACATTGTCTCGCACCGCCAACAAAGTCTTGTTTGCGATTGATTCCGTCATTGCATCCGCCAACGCCGAAGTCACAAATTCCATGAGGTTTGTTGTGTCATCAAATAACTCATTGCTGACGATGATCGAGGTTTGATATGTCGCCAAGTCTAATTCTGTCTGTGAGAAAACGGGATTTGCAGGTTCGTCAAGCGACAATGTTCCTGTTCCTGTGCCTGCGGTCGTTGCCTTGAAGTTGCGTTGAAGCACTGTTCCTGTACCCACGCCTTGTGCGACCGCCGTAAAGATTGTGCCGATTGCGACAGTTCCGCTTGCGCCTGCCGTCAACCACTGTGCGTTTGTAGTATTACCGAGCGCAGTGACGATGTAGGAAACGCCAATTGTCAAAGCAGTCACCGCAGGAGCGGTTGCGCCTGCCGTCACATAGTTTGCTTGCGTCGAATTTCCCATCGTCAAAATGGTGTATGTGCCACCTACCACAACCGCAGACAAAGCCACGGTCGTGAAGGTGTTTTCGCCACGCACAAGCGGGGTCGTCGCTAGTGCGGTCGAGATGTTTGTACGCACAGTCCCCGTAGTCACGGGTGTTCGTGTAATCATCTGGTAGAACCAAGTTTCGTTCATCTTCTTCTGAATACTTTTGGCATATTCAATCGGACGAAGATTTGTGGAGAGCATTGCTCTGGTTTCAAATGTGGTCATGTTTTTACTTTCTGTCAATTGGCGATGCGATGCGGTTGCGGAGTTCTAGCAGTTTTGCATTGCAGGAACGGTTGCCCTTTTTACCTTTGCGAAGCATATTACGCAAGTTTTCGTCGGCATCTGTAAACAATGAAAAGGCTTTTTTCGCTTTGCTTTCCGCTTCCTTTAATTCTTGCAATGCCGACTGTGTTGCTTCTTTCAAGTTAAATTTGTCAGCATTTCCATACGGTGGGTACAGAGAGCCTGCGCCGTCGAGTTCGTCCGCTTGCGCTCTCATATATTTTGCTCTTGCACTTTTTACAAGGCTTTCGGCTTTGTCCGCTAGGGCTTTAAGGTTTTCCACATTTAGTGCCTGCTGACCTTCGGTGGCAGGGGTTGCTCGTGTTTTAAGTTCTGTGGCGGGGGCAGAGCGCACCACGTACTTTTTCCCTGCTGACATAACTACGTCACCCTTTTCAACAAGCCCAAGCCCAACAAGATAATCGGCAAAGCCCTGCACGTCTTTGATATCCTTGATGTCCTGCGACTCGTAAAATTCTTGTTCATTGTCGTAGTCGTCTGTCATCACAGCAATCACATCGTCGGTGGTAATGTTTTCTGCGAAAATATTTCCATCTTCATTCTTGATGTGAATAATGGATTGTGGCAATTTTTTAACCACATCGCTGTTGTCTGCACGTGTCTCAACCGCTCTTGCCGATGAAGAACGAGTAGCGACATATTCTCTACTTCCACCACTCGTGATTAGTCTTTCATCCTTTTCCATGATATTTAAGTGCAACAACCAGTTTGCTAATCCTTGGTAGTCATCAGCGTCCTTCATCCATCCGTCCCCATTTGGATTTTCTTTTTCTGTTTGATCTTCAGAGTCGTATTGAAATACTTTCTTATTGGTCGATGCCAGTTTGACCGAAATCACCCACCGACCACGCCTTATGCTTGAGTCAGCAATAAACAACCGCTCCTCTGAACGTGTCTCAACCGCTCCCGCCGAGCGACCACCCATTGCCTCATCAAAAGCGTCCTGCTGAACCTTTTTCGATCCCTTTGAATAATCTTCGTAGGCAACAATGTTTATGTCGGCGTAGCCCTTGGCTTTGAACTTTTCAGCCATTGCCTCTGCCTTTGCGCTAGTAGGATACACGCCTAATTTTTTACCCTTTGATTCACCCTTTGCAGTTCCAAACACCGTGTAGTCAACTTTTACACCCTTGGTGGTTTCTGCTTTTGTCGACTTCATTACTTCTTCATAGGTCTTGCGTTGCTCGCCCTGAAATTGTGTCACCATTTCTTTTGCACGAAGCGACAGCGTTGCGTTCTCGTTTGCAGGAAACGCAACACATGAAACCTCGTGCAGTTCCAAATCTGTGATGCGCCGTGTGGTCTTGCCCTCTGCATAACCGAAGGCTTGTTTTACAACCTTGAAGCCAAACGACATCGCATCGATACAGCCTGAAGCGATCAATTTCAATGTGTCCTCTGCGTCCCGTGTCATCACAGGGGTGATGACGCATTTCAATCCACGCTCATCAATCGAAAGCGAGAGCGTTCCGTTTTTCGTGCGACCAAGAATGCGTGATGGGTCGTGACCAATCAACGCATACACGTCAGGCTTTTCTGAAAGTGTGCGGGTGAATGCGGAGCGATCAATAATTTCTGTCACCATATCAACTGGATACGGTTGGTCAAAGGTGGACGCATAGCCCACGATGGTTTGGTTTTCACCTTCCATGCGGAGTTCAAACGGAACTCGAAATGATCGTGTTTCAAAATCGGTCATTCACCGTCCTCATTACCAAATGATTCCTCAAAATCTTGTGATGCGTTTTTCCACGCTTCGCCACTTGATTTGAATGCGCCGAAAAGCATATCGTTGCCTATCCAGTTGTAATACCAACCTTCTTTATACGGAGTGCCGTCTTCTTGCTTTTGAGCGGAATCTTTACCGCTGATATGAAAGACCTCAAAATACTTTTTTAATTTTGAGTTTATGCGAGTCTCCAGTCGTGCGGAGGAGGATCGACTATCTTCTGCTTCTTCTTTCATCTTTTCCCACATATCATCTACAAAGGAATCCATTTCTATCATACCCCACACTTGCGCCGTGTCATCGTTTTTCCAGTTTTTCGGATTGAACGGACTGTATCCCTCCGCCCCCGCATTATCCAAATCAGCAAGCGAGTGAACTTGGGGCATTACAATTTGTCGCTCAAAATCCCTGTATAAACCACTGGTGTAATCAGCCCTGAAACCTATTACCCCACCAGTTTTGTCTACGTGCTTTGCCAAATGTTTTTCCACAAGTTCTTCAATTTCACCAAAAGTTTCATCTTCAATGTAAGATGCCACTAAATTTCTTGCAATGATGTTTGGCATGGGTGGATTTTTCTTTTCCGCTTTTCCTTTGTCCTTGTCATCATCAAACACACCGAAGCCCCATCGCTTTTCCAATTGTTCTGCACGTTGTTCCGCTTCAAACTTGGTGATGTATTTCATTTTTTAATCCTGTTTCTTAAAGCCTTGCGATTCTTGTAACGTTCTGTTGCTTCTGGTTTCTTCACGGGTTCTGATTTTCCTAGATTATCTGTCTTGCTAGGCGAGTCAAGAGGGCGATCAGGAATTGCATCTGTGCCTGCGGACAAGTCGGAGAAGTTTTTGCCCCCAAGCCCATTCGACGAATCGATCATATTGGTCGGTTGTAGGAAGATGTCGCCCTCACTACCAATTCCTGCTCGCCCAAGTTCTGCACGTATCTCGTTGACCGACATGAAACCAAACTGCCGTGCGGTCGAGTAGATGCTGAAGCGTGTTTGTAGGTCTGCCCTCAACATAGCGTCAAAGGAAATCTCGGTTCTGTAGGGTTCGTCCAGACGCAGAAGTTTTCTGTTCGCTTCCTGCTCAAGCCTGCAAGCCCACGTCGATAGGCAGTTCGATACCCACTCACGATTTGCCTGCTCTGCCGAAGCATACGAAGTCGAACCAATGCCGATGACGTTTGGCGGGACACGAAAAATACTACAAATTTCCTCCCGCTGAAAAACTCTCGACTCCAAGAACTGTGAATCTTGTGGCGACAAACTAATCTCTTGGAACTTGACCCCGCCCTCTAGCACCGCCACCGACCCTGCGGACTGAACGCCCTTCATTCGTGCATCCCAAGATTCACGCATCCGTTGAAGTGCGTCGACGGACAGTTCACGGTCGGTTGTCAACGCTCCGCTTGGTCGGGCGCAGTTGCGATAATACGATGCGCCAAATGCCTCCGCAGAAATTGCTAGACCGATGGCGTTCTTGGCAAGGCTGATGGGGCTGTAGCCAAGCATCCCGTCAGGGCTATTCCACATCACATGGAACATATCATACGCAGGGATCAATTGAATCCCCGTTTCCGCTGACCCCGACCATTGGTAAATGACTTCCCCGTCAGGAAGTTTCTGCACCATCACTTCGTCAGCACGGAGAAAATATAATCGTCGTGGTCGTCCGTCTTGACCCCGTTCAATAAGTGAATAACCGTTTCCAGTCAGCACCGCAGAAGTTAGAATCAATTCTCGCCACGTCATTGAACCCATTGATGGATTTACTTCCCGACTCAATAAAATTTCCACGGGATGATCAACCGCTATAGACCGTCCGCCGTCAGGATTTTTCTCCAATACATTCCACGGTAATTTTGAAAGTTCAGTTGCAATGGCTGAAACACAGGCGTTGACCGTCGAGCATTGCATTGCGACGAGCGGAGTAACCACCGCACCTGTGTCCGCTTGAAAACCTGTGTAAACCTGTATCCCACCAGAGAGCGGTTGTCCCACAGGAGTGCGAGAGCGAAATGGAACTGATCGTGTCAGCCAGTCAAAGATTCCCATGCGGATATTCTACAGGAT